CAAGTTTCAGATTTACGATTAGGCGATATTCTTCTTTAACAGAAAAATTCCGCATATCTTACGATTCAAAGACATTTGATATTCAATATATCAAAGATATAGAAGAAGGTAGAAAAAAATTTCAAGAAATATTGGCAACTGAAGGTGTAGCGACATAATGGGAATATCTGTTCAGATAGATAGCAAGATTGATCAAAATAAAAAAAAGATCGATAAACTATTCATGCAAAATGCAACAAGACATGTTAATCGTGTTGCAGTGTATTTTCAAAATGAGATCAAAAGAGGTATGCAAAAAACACCAAAAACAGGTGAAATATACACAAGGGGCAAAAAGAAACATATTGCATCATCTGAGGGCAATCCACCTGCGATTGACACAGGAAGATTAATTAGCAGTATTTTGGTGAGTCCTGCGACTGGTCTTGGTGCAGTTCCAACTGCAAAGGTAAAAACAAATGTAGAATATTCGTATAGACTTGATAAAGGCGAATTAAACAGACCATTTATGAGTGAAAGAAGTACTGCATATCAGAAGGCAAGATTGTTCTCTCAAAAGATAATGAAAAATATTTTTAGGTGATTTATGGGATTTCATTCATTTGATCTACAAACAACAATATTTACCACCTTATCTAATGATTCTTCTTTAGATACCAAGATTGGCAACAATAAGGTATTTGATAGTGTTGCACCACAAGATACGGCATATCCATATGTGATTATTGGTCTTGAAACCAGTACAGAAAACAATGCCAAAGAAAGATCAGGAAGAACATACAATGTCGATATTGAATGTTGGTCTCAATATCGAGGTCAAAAAGAGATCAAGGAAATCATGGAAATATTGCATAATCTTTTCGATAATGTTAGCTTATCAGTGTCAGGTGCGACATCGGTGATTAGCACTGTTGTCTCAACAAACACTCTGGTAGAGGCTGATGGGATAACACGACATGGAATAGTAAATATAGATTTTTTAATATTTGATTAGAGGTAATTATGGCAGTTTTAAAAGGTAAAGATTTTTTACTCAAAGATAATTCAACAGGATCGGCGGCGACAGTCGGATCTATGAGAAGTACATCAATGACAATTAATGGCGAAATGATTGATGTAACAAGCAAAGACAGTAATCCATTCGTATCAGGTGGCAGTGCATTTGGCAGAGATATACTTGATGGTGGTGGTGTCAATTCTATGACAATGACATGTGCAGGTATATTTGATGATACCGCCGCATTAAATAGAATGATTGGTTTTGTCAATGCAGGTACAAATCAGGCATATGTATTGCAATTCGGTGATGGCAGTAATTATTCAGGTAATTTCAAAATCACATCATTTGAGACTGGTGGAGAATATAATGCTGAACAAACATACAGTATTACATTAGAATCATCAGGACAAGTAACATATACATCAGCATAATATGTGGCTACCTAAGACAGTTAAAGTCGGCTCTAATGATTTAGATTGTTCAATCAATATCAAAAATAATATTGTCGAAATCGAACTGCCATTCGTTGAAGATTGGGCGAAATTATTAGAGTCAGATGGTATTATGTTAGATGGTAGCAAACTCAAAATTCTATCTACAACCAATGTCGCAGGTAGAAATGAAAAGATATTCATAACTTGTACGAAAGAAAAGAATAAAAAAACAGAGAGGGGCACAAATGAACAATCCACTAAGAGCAGAAAAAACAATTAAACTTGGCGATAACGAGTATAAAGCTCGTATGTCATTAGATACCATTGCAAGAATAGAAGATACACTTGGTATATCAATTCTGAAAGTCGGTCAAATATTGACCACACAAGACATCACACAAAAACAATGCAATATCATTCTTACCTTATGTATAAGGGCAGGTGGCAATGATGTTGAGGAAAAAGATATCTGGAAAATGATGTCCGAGCAAGATTTGGTCAAAACGATCACACAGGTCGGTGAATTATTTGCCGTTGCACTTCAGACAGAACAGACAACAGAAAAAAAAAGCTAACAGAAGAAGATCAAGAATTCCCTATTGAAAGATATCTAGAGGTTTTGGTTGGTATGATCGGAATATCACCAGATGTTGCTTGGGATATGTCATTCAAAGAAGTTACACTAGCGATTAAAGGTTTTAGAGAATATAATGGTGGAAATAAAGAAGATCCAATCACAAGAGAGGATATGGATAAATTGAAAGAATTATATCCTGATTATTAAATATGGCAGATTTAGATAAATTAGTTGTACGTATTGAGGCTGATCTTAATGATCTGAAAAAAGGTCTCAATGATGCTGAAAGAAAGGTAAAAGATTCATCAAGCAAAATTGGTAATTCTTTTAAAGGTATAGATAACAGATTACAGTCTCTAGGTGCATCTACCATTCGATTTGGTGCAATTCTTGGTACGACATTCGGTGTTCTTGCAATAAAAGACATTGTTGGTGTTGGTGTTGAGATTGAAAATTTAAGAATCAGATTCAAGGCATTATTTGGTGATGCTGAGACAGGTGCTAAGGCATTTGATGAATTATTGGCATTTGCAGGTAAGGTACCATTCAGTTTACAAGAAATACAAGCAGGTGCAGGATCACTTGCTGTTGTATCAAACAATGCAGAACAACTGGCAAAAAATTTAGAGATCACAGGTAATGTCGCAGCGGCAGGTGGTTTGACATTCGTTGAGGCGGCACAACAAATACAAAGAGCATTCGGTGCAGGTGTTGCATCTGCTGATCTATTACGAGATCGTGGTGTATCTGCATTGGCAGGTTTTCAATCAGGTGTTCAATATACAGCTCGTGAGACAATAAAAGTATTTGAAGAAAATTTTAGCAAGGGTGGTAAATTTGGAAATCTAACAAATGAATTAGCTGATAGTGTCGCAGGTACATTCAGCATGATTCAAGATAGTATATTCTCATTCAAGGTTGCGATATCTGAAGAATTTATGAAAGAGATTGCAGTTCAGTTAAATTTATTAGATGGCAGTCTGAAGGCAAATGCAGAAGAGATAAACAGATTAGGTACAGAGATTGGTAAATCATTAGCAGAGGTAACTGCATCTGTTATTAACAACCTTGATAAGATTGGCACTGCAGTGAAAATTGTTAGCACAGTTCTTGTTGGCAGTGCATTCTACAGATTCGTAACCAATCCAGCATTAGCAGTCGTCATTGGTGGGTTATATTTATTGACAGAGGCATTCAATGCAGTGCCTGTTGGTGTAAAAAAATCAACCAATGCATTAAAAGATAATAAAAAAGAACTCGATGAAATATTAGATATTATTAAAAATAATCCACTCATTTTTGGTAAATATGTCCACACATTAGATCAAGCAACAAAATCACAACTTGATTTTAGTGTATCAATACAAGATACCATTGATATTTTAGAAAAAACAAAAGAAATTGTAGATGATGCTACACAATCAATATCAGATTCTTTCGCAGAGGCGATTGTCAGAGGCGGTGATTTCAAAGAATCGTTGAAAGAGGTATTCAGAGCGGCGGCACAAGAAATTATTTCATTCACAGTTAAATTGTTATTTTTAGAAAAGGTTATGAAACAAGTCAAAGAGGCGATTGAAGGTCTTATCAAAGATCAAAAAGAGGCACAGAAGAATCAATTAATAAGTACAGCAGTCAATGCCTTTGCAGGTAGCATACCATTTTTAGCAAATGGTGGTAATGTTTTACCGAATAGACCAGTTGTCGTTGGTGAAAGAGGTGCTGAATTATTTGTACCAAAACAAGCAGGTGATATAATTCCGAATAATCAATTATCAAATGGCGGTGGTATTACAATTAATCAAACATTATCATTCAGTACAGGTGTAAACCAAACTGTAAGAGCAGAAATTATGAATCTATTACCAGTCATAAAACAAGAAACAGTAAATGCAGTTGCAGAGAGCAGATCACGAGGTGGTACCTTTGCAAGAACATTCGGAGCATAAAACATGGCATCACCAACATATCCATTGACCATGCCAACAACACCAGGATTTACCACATCAGAATGGCAAATTGTCAGACAGGTATCAATGACACAATCACCATTTACCATGGCACAACAGGTCGCTGAATTTCAAGGTGCTGTGTGGACAACAACTGTTTCTTTGCCACCAATGACAAGATCACAAGCAGGGGTATGGCAAGCATTTTTTATGCAATTACATGGCAGAAGTGGAACATTTCTGATTGGTGATCCTGATGGTCAATCTTTGCTCGGATCATTGACAAATACAATTCAGGTGAACGGTGATCATTCAGTAGGTGCATTTGATATATCCATTGACGGTGCAGATGCAAGTACAGTAATATTTAAGGCAGGCGATTATGTGCAATTTGGGAGTGGGGCATCTAGTAAATTGCATATGATTATTTCTGATGTTACATCAGACTCATCTGGTAATGCTACACTACCTGTAGAGCCCCCTCTCAAGTCGAGCTTATCAGATGATGCCTCAATTGTTACATCATCAACAAAAGCAGTCATGCGCATGAATTCTAACGAGCTAGGTTGGTCTGCATCAAGAATATCGCTTTATGGAATCAGTTTTGCTTGTACTGAATCGCTATAGTCTCGTTTTCAGCATTTTACTGATATCTGTCATATCATCATATCCGAACAAATAAAACACCGAAAAAAGGCATTTAAGCGCGAAATACAGGGTATTTGATGATTTTGGTCGTTTTTATCAATTTATTTTCATTAATTTATATCTCATACGAATATAATTGTTGATATTATATCCCTATCGAATATAATAATTATATGAAAACAAACAAGAGGACAACAATGAAAGAGACAATAACTATTAATGGTGATGAATATTTCATCTATTTTAATATGAGTGGTATTGAATGGCTTTGGACAGGTTCAAAGATTATCGGTGGTGTAAAACCTACTGGTTTGACATTGACAAAACCAATATTCAAAAAATTCAAAACCAAAGAAGAATTGATTGAATATATCAAGGCACAATAATGACATATTCACATCACAAAAAATTTGAAAAGATATCAGATACAGAATATGGTCTTAGAACACAAATCAAAGACCTCAATGCTGAACTGAAATCACATCTATCTAATATGAATGTAAGACATATCAGTGAACTTTCTATTGATGAAAGATCATTATATGAATTCTTGAATAATTATTTAGATCAATTGAGAACATTATACAAATCAAAATATAACAAAGAGGTAAAACTATGAAAACAGAAAAAATATATACACATAAACAGGTGTCAAATATTGTTAATATCTTCAGAGATGATAATAAGAAATTGACAGAATTCAAAGATGATATCAAACAAATGATACGAAACTATATTTCATCTGATACAAGTGATGAAAATGTTTATAAAGTATTAGAGAAATTATGTATCAATCATATGTTAGAACAGAATGACAAAATTGAGGAAAAACAACTATGAAAAAACTAGAAAGTTATGGAAAAAATGGTAAAACAGTATGGATCGGTTCATTCTATCCTGAGAAAATTAATCAAACCAAAAGATTGAAACCTGAGGGTAAAGTCTATGCTGAGATATACAAAACAAAAATATACGCAATGAAAAAAGACAAAAAAGGTACTCATGTAACGAGAAAGATCAAAATCTCATCATTGTCAGAATATGGGAAATCTGATACTGGTTTTGAATGGATAACGATTGATCCATCTCTACTTAGTACAAATAAGAATGATGTTATTGATATTATGAAAATAAAATATAAAAAACATATTGAGAATGTTATCAAACAACATCAGGACTTTGTTGATTCAGAAGATGAGAGAATCTTAAAAGAGAAACAAAAGACAGAGAAAAGAAAATCAATTATCAAACAATACGAACATATATTGAATGATAAAGAGATATCGGCTGATGATTTTCATTGGAATGTAAATCTAGAAGATGAAACAATAACATCTAGAAAATTATTTATCAATGAAAATAAAAAGATGCCGAGTACATTTATTTTATAATCACGGGGGTACAATATGCTTTTATTTACAAAATCAATAGAAAAGAAACTGATCTCTAATTATGAGAAATTCAAATACGATTCTTATAATGAGAGACCAGTCGTAAAATTATTTCTACCTGAAGGTAGTTCTTACATGTTATTGACAGAATACAATCCTGAAGATGATCTAGCATTTGGATTATCATATATACATTGTAAAGAAATCGGTCTTGTTGATATGAGAGAAGTTCGTGCAATAAGATCGCCGTTATTTCAACTGCCAATGGAAAGAGATAGATATTACAAAACAAAGAAAACGATAAATCAAATATTATACGAGGGCGATGATGAATAAAGAAAAAATCACAAAGATAAAGAAATGTATAAAAGAATGCAAAGATAGATTGATATTGTTTGCAGGTAAGAATAAAACATTACTGAAAAATGGATATGATCAAGAACAAGCTGACATTGATCGTAAAGTTATAAATCATTTTGAATCATTAATTAAAATAAACGAGAGGGAAAAATGAAACCAAAATATCAATATAATTATCTTGTCGTAGATGTCAAAAAACATTATAACGACAAAGTATTATCTGTTAGAGATTACATTGTAAAAAAAGGTACACAATGCGAAGGGTTGAATATTCAATATAATGGCAAGACCGTTCTTGTAGTTGATAGACAATCTTGTATTGATGCCTTGAACAATTGTAAAAATAAACCAATCAAATCTAAATTCAATGCCACGACATACAGACTGGTAGATTTTAGATTCAATGATGAATACACAAATCAAAACCAACAGGAGTTGATATGAGAGATAAAAAAACAAGAAGAATATATTGCAGAAATAGACAACTTATTTCTAAAATATTAAAAAATAAATCATCAAATATATCTGTCGTAACATCTAAACCGAATGATTATATTGATAGACTTTTAAAAAGAGAACAGGAGGCAATATGAGACCATTAGATGAAATAATGAACGTATTTGATAAGTTACCTGATACGATCAAGATGATAATAATTATCTCAGCGATTGCATTGTTTTGGGACTTTATTCTTTAATCTTTAGATTGATTAAATCTTTTGTTCCGAGCAAATTATTTATTGAATAGAATTTTAATGCCACTTGTCTGAGATCATCAGGATCAAGTGGCTCGTTATATAATTTTTTGAACATGTCATTGATACCGACATCATTCAAATCTTGTTGAATCAATCGTGTTAGATTTTTTAAATTATTTCTAAAAACTTCTTCTGTCATATCTTGGTGGGGGCGACCAACCCATGCTGATCGCCAGTTATGTGAGGAACAACTATAAAAACTTCATATCTCATTTTCTAGCTATTTCTTACAGTCTTGTTCTTTTTTCATTCATTGTCAATCTTTTTATCAGGTGCGACATATGTATTTTCTTTGTATGAATAATATGTGTCATTGTCCCAGATATCGTATTTCTTTTCAGGTATTGATGTAATCATATTGTGATCATATCTTATTTTGCCATAACATAGTTTCTTTGCATTACCCTCGCCTTGAAATTTATTCTTTTTAAAATTACCTATTTTGATATAAAAACCGAAGTTTTCACTAACAAAACCATTACCATCAGAATCCGTACCGTGAAAGACCTCATGTACCAATAATGTCTTCTTAGGTATTTCTGATCCATCTTCAATCTTGCCTGTATGCAGTATTGTTGGTGGTTTTGGATAATTTGTGTGATTATCGTTGGTTGTGAATTTTATTTCTTCTTTATCATCTTTTTTATGAATACTCATTTTGACACCTCTTTATTCTTGAATGTAAATAAATTATCTGCATTTTCTATTTCTTCTATAACAACGTCTTTTATATCTTCATCAATCAGCACCATCATTCCATCTTTGTTTGAATATGTCGCATCATAAATATTAAAAGAAATGCCATCACATAAAATATTGATATCCCATGTCCATTGGTCCAATATATAGTGTGATCCGATTGAACTGCGACTGAATTCAGCATTTGATAGATTTACTTTTGTCACTTCGATATGAATGCCTTTATACTCAAAATCAACATATTTGGTATTCGGTATCGTTTGTAGTTTGGTTTTTGAATTTTGAATAATCATTTTTTATACCTCACATATAAAGTTAATTTACACCAACCGAAATGTCCTTTTACAATCTTTTCTAATTTTTTATAGTTCTTCAAAGAATCTAATTGTTTTTGTTCTTCATCAGTTGGTTTCTCACTTATCGCCAAAAAAATTGGCTCAACCTTACCCTCTAGCTCAGGAAAATAAGCTAGAGGTGTACAGTATCCATTATTATTTGTCTTGTTCTTTAATAGCATCTAATGGATTCACATGTTTTTTATTTGCAGATGTGATGTCGTTCTTCTTAGATTTATCAGATTTTACCTTGATCCAATAATTTCTTTCAGCGATTTCACAAATGTCTTGCAGACTGTTGCCTTCATCATCTTTAAAGCCTTGAGTCATTTCTTTGACTGCTTTTAATCTATCTAGATATGTCATATCTTCTAGACCATCATTATCTTTGTCAGGTAATGATAAAAGATTTTGATAACATTGTCGTTTTGCATATGTCCAAGCACCTTTTCTACCCTGTGATGTAGATTTATCACATGGCATTTGAACGACCTTGATGATCTCTGTTCCTGTTTTCACAAATACACAAATCATTTTGCATATTAGAATATCAGGATTTTCTTGTATGATTTCATCAAAATGTACATGAAATTGATGTTTTCTCATGATTGGCTCTATTTCTTCAATAATCTGTTCTAATGGCAGATATTGATTTTGATATTGTCCCTGTCCTCTTGGTTTGAGATCAAGATTTGCAATATCATTTTTTGCCTTCATTAGATAAACATGATGTTCATGTGTCAATCCATGATTATCTTTTATATATTTTTCTACTGGTCTTTCAGACATTTTGCAACCTCCTCAACTTTTTTGATTTCTCTTTTCAACATATCTTTTTTGAGTTTGTCTTTAAGCCCTTCGGCAGTAGAATCATCGGCACAATCAATTATGATTGTATCATCAAAGAATTTATCTATGCCTTTTTTTAGTGTTTGTTTGATATCATCTGATACCAATGTTTTATTTTTGCTCATTGTAACCTCACATTACATTCTAAGGATAGATACAAGGTACGAACAGCTTGACTTCGATTACAATAATCTACTTCGCAAGACACATTCAGTATTAGTATCTATCCCACGTTATAGGGAAAACAGACTACCTGTCCCCTGTCTGTATTATATCAAAATAATTATATCTTTTATAGATATATATTCCAAAAGAATATATAATGTTTGGTACAATAGAATACGGGAGATTTATGAAACTAAAAGAATATTTACGAGATAATGGTATATCTGTTGCCAAATTCTCTAAAAAATCAGGTATCAATTCATCAACATTATCAGGATACATATACCATAAGAAAATACCAATGCCAGAGAAAATGAGGTTGATCTACAAATCTACAGACAGATTAGTACGACCAGATGATTGGATTTTATGAGTTTTAGGGCAATAGGTTGGGCATTAAGACAAAATTGTAAACACCCTACTAGCAAACTGGTACTGATCTTATTGGCAAACTATTGCAATGATGAAAACGAATGTTACCCATCACAAGAACATATTGCAAAACGAGCAGGGTGTAGTTGCAGGTGTGTAATAGATCATATTAAGAAATTAGAGGTTTTAAAGTACATAGTTAAGATTAAGATAAGAAAAGGCAAAAAATATCATAACAGGTATAAATTGATGATTCCGAAAGATTTTGGAAATGAAAATACTTCACATAATACTAATATATTAAAAAACAAGAATTTTTTAGCTGGATAGATGATTATAAAAAAAGAAGATTATCAGAAAATTGCAGATATCATCAGAAGTGATCAAATGTTGTTGAAAGACATTTTCAGAATCTTCCAAGAAAATCCTGATTTTTTTAAATGGTATACAAAAAATATGGATCATATTGGGGGTTGGTTTGATGAAAAATGAAAAAATAACAGATGGTATATATACAGCAAATGATTTGTATGATTCGGTAATGTCATTGTATGAGGGGAAGTCTCATAAACAGTTTTCTACTGGTTTTGACACACTTGATCAATATTGGAAGATTGTAAAACCATGTTTCACTGTCATAACAGGAACACCAAACAGTGGTAAAAGTTCATTAAGTTATGATATAGCCATGAATCTTGCCAAATCAGAAGATTTTAAATTTGTTATTTTCAGTCCTGAGCATTCTCTTGCTATGAATGTGAAACGATTGATTGAGAAATATACAAAGAAACCATTTGATAAAATGTTTAAGAACAGGATATCAGTTACTGAGCTTGGTGAGGCATTGGTCTTCATTGACCAACATTTTTGGTTTATTGATAAAAAATCAGATAGTCCCGATATTGATTGGATTCTAGAAAAGGCATATTTCTGTACAAAAAAGTTGAAGATAGATGCATTAATCATTGATCCGTATAACGAGATAAACCCAAATCGTACGGTTTTGCGAGAAGATGAGCATATCTCAGTTGTTATTTCTAAGATTAAAAGATTTAACAGAGAGACCAACACAATAAGTTTCTTGGTCGCACACCCTAACAAACAAATCAGAAATCCCGATGGTAAGTTTGTTGTTGATAGCCTGTATTCTATTTCTGGCAGTTCTCATTTTAACAATAAGGCAGATATTGGTGTAATTGTTACTAGAGATTTTGAGCTTGGTCAGACAGAAGTCAGAATTGCCAAGGTCAGAGAGTTAGATTTATATGGAAACATCGGCTCTGTTATCTTGAAATGGTCAGGCAATACAAGATCATTTCATACAGAGAGAGAATTCACCAAGATAAATGGTAAATGAAATATTTTAATGATATATTCTATCTCATATGAACATAAATCTTGTAGATATATCAGAAATCAAACCCTATGAGAACAATCCAAGAATAAAAAGTAATATCACAAAGGTCGCAGAATCTATAAAAAAATTTGGTTTTCAACAACCAATTGTTGTAGACAGGCAGAATATAATAATCGTAGGTCATTCAAGATACGAGGCATCAAAACAGTTAAATTTACAAAAAATACCTGTTCTTGTGGCAGAGAATATGTCTGCAGAAGATGTAAAGGCATATAGAATAGCAGATAATCGTACAAATCAAGATTCAGAATGGGATTTTCCCAAGTTAAATAAAGAATTTGGCGATCTTCTTGATATGAATTTTGATCTCACAGAATTAGGTTTTGATGAGAAAGAGATTGAAAATATGATCACATTTAAAGGTGATGAAACATATTTTGATTCAGACATGGCAAGAGAACATTGGACAGAAATGCCTGATTTTATACATGAAGATAACAAACCATACAGAACAATATTTTTACATTTTGATGATGATAAACAGGTAGAAGAATTTGCACAGATGATAAATCAAATAATTACAGACAAGACCAAAACGATTTATTTCAAAGAAAGAGAACAAAGGGTTTTGAAAGATAAGGTCTATGAGTGATCTACAACCACAATTCCCATTATATATACCAAGCAAGGGCAGATATGAAAAAAGGCTAACTGCTAATGCGCTTGATGAACAACGCGTACCTTACAAATTGGTTATTGAAGAACAAGAATACACAAAATATGCAAGATTCGTAGATAAATCAAAACTGCTGGTGTTAGATAAAAAATATCAGCAAGATTACGACACATTAGATGATCTTGGTTTTCAATTATCTAAGGGACCAGGTGCGGCGAGAAACTTCATTTGGGATCATTCAATATCAGAAGGGTACAAATGGCACTGGGTAATGGACGACAATATCGCTAAATTCAAAAGATTCATCAAGAATTCAGAAATAGATATTAAATCAGGATCTATGTGGCGAGCCATGGAAGATTTCTGTCTTAGATATACAAATGTCGGTATGGCAGGACCAAATTATAATTTTTTTGTTGTTGATAATGCAGGTGCAGATTATGGTCCATTCACTGTGAATACACGAATCTATAGTTGTAATCTAATCAGAAACGATATTCCATTTAGATGGCGAGGCAGATATAACGAAGATACAATATTGTCTTTAGACATGCTGAAAAAAGGTTGGTGCACCATTCAATTTAATTGTTTTCTTCAATGCAAGGCAAAAACATTATCAATGAAAGGTGGTAATACAGATGATTTATATAAGAAAACCAACAATAGATTAGAATTTGCGAATATGTTGCAATCAGTTCACCCAGATGTAACAGAGGTAAAAATGAAGTATGGCAGATGGCATCATATGGTCAATTACAGAAGATTTAAGAAACAAAACAAGCTAATTTACAAAGAAGGATTGACATTCAGTAAAAAACCAAATAATTATGGTCTTGTATTGAAACGAAAATAGGTTTTTATTTTTACATTATAAAAAAGGTATGCCAAAAGATATAAAAATAACAGATGATAAAAAAGAGGTTGTCAAAAAAGCATCAGGTATGGGATTGCCACATGATCAAATATGTTCATTGTTAAATATTAGTAGACCAACACTGTACAAATATTATCAGGAAGAATTACGAGAGGGAAAGGCGACTGCAAATTTCAAGGTAGCTAATAATCTTTTCAAGATTGCAACAAGTCAATCAAATGGTGCAGTAACAGCAGGTATTTTTTGGTTGAAAACACAGGCAGGTTGGAAAGAACATAATGTAATCGAGGTTACAAACAGTAAACAAGAACATGACACATTTAGAAAACTCATTACAGACATTCGAGATGCTAAGCTATCGAAACAAGATAGCATCGAATCTACTCACAAGCTGGATTCGTAAGGCAAGAGATAATCAACTCGTAGTAGATGATCCAAGATATAACATTTATTTGTTTTTGTGTGGTCGTGGGTGGGGTAAAACCTTATGTGGTGCGTACGATATCATACAATATTGTTTGATGAATGATAATGTTACATGTGGTGTTGTTGCACCAACATATTCAGATTTAAGAAGGGTTGTATTTACTGGTGATAGTGGAATTATGAATGTTATCAACAGAGATTTACTAGATGAAACAGGTTATAACAAATCAAACAATGAGATCAATTTTTATAATGGATCTAAGGTCATGGGATTCCCTGCACAAGAACCTGATAGGTTAAGAGGTGTGCAATTTCACAGAGCATGGTGTGATGAATTGGCATCTTGGCGATATCCTGAATCTTTTGATAATTTGATGATGGCATTACGATTAGGGCAAGAGCCAAAATGTATTATTACAACAACACCAAGACCAACAAAGATAATAAAAACATTGGCAAAAAGAGATGACACAAAGGTAATCAGAGGTACAACATTTGATAATGTAGATAATCTCGCAAAATCATCAATTGAAATGTTAAAAGAAAGATATATGGGAACAAGGTTAGGTAGGCAAGAGTTGTATGCTGAGATTCTTGAAGATGTAGAAGGTGCATTGTTCAACATAGATTTGATAGAACAATCAAGAGTGAGAGATGTTCCTGATCTTGAAAGAATTGTTGTTGCAATTGATCCTGCAGTTACCAATAATCCACATTCAGACGAAACAGGTATTGTCGTTGCAGGTAGAGATACACGAGGTCATTTTTACATTCTTAATGATTCAAGCATGATAAATAATCCTGATACATGGATAAACAAGGCAATCAGTTTGTATCATCAATACGATTGCGATAGGATAGTGGCAGAAGTAAACAATGGTGGTGATCTTATTGAAAGACTCTTACGAACAAAAGAACAAAATATTTCTTACAAAAGTGTAAGAGCAACAAGGGGAAAAATAATCAGAGCAGAGCCAATATCAGCATTGTATGAACAAAAAAGGGTACATCATGTGGGAATATTAACCGAATTAGAAGAACAGATGTGTCAATTCACAGGAAATAATGTAAAATCACAACATGACGATAGAGTTGATGCATTGGTTTGGGCGATAACATCATTACAGAGTTCAGGTCAGGCAGTATTTAGGATTAGTTAGATGGGTATACTTGATAAGTTTTTCAAGACACAAGAAAAGGTTGTAAAACAAACCAAAGAGGCACCAACCATAATGATCAATAGGTTGTATGCTGATACACAAAAAGGTCAAAGAAGATACAAAGATTATGCAAAAGAAGGTTATCAAGAAAATGCAATTGTTCATAGATGTATAAAATTAATATCAGATAGTGCATCAGCTGTTGATCTGTGTGTTTATGATGATGACATCAAGCTAGAAAATCACGAATTAATTAGTCTTTTGGCGAGACCAAATCCAACACAGAGTGGTACAGAATTCTTTTCAAGCCTTTATTCTTTTTTGATGATATCAGGCAATAGCTATATTCTCAGAGATTCAGATGCAATCAAAATGCCAAATGAATTGTATCTATTGAGACCAGATCGCATTGAAATAGAATCAAGCACAACAATCATACCCTCAGCATACAAATACATAATCAATGGTGTTGAGAAGGTAAAATATCCAGTAGATCAAAATACAGGATTGTCTCAAATAAAACATATAAAATTATGGAATCCATTAGATGATTATTATGGATCATCACCAATGATGGCATCAGCATACAATATTGATCAACACAATCTTGCAGGTTTGCACAATGTGGCATTATTGAAAAATGGTGCGACACCAAGTGGTATGTTGAAATTCAAACCAACAGATGAATCAGGTATGTCTACGACATTGACAGATGATCAAAGAGCAAGATTATTAGAAGATTTAGAATTTAGATTTCAAGGTAGTCATAATTCAGGAAGACCAATGTTGTTAGAAGGTGACTTTGATTATACACAACTTGGTCTATCACCAAAAGATATGGATTTTCAAGATTTACAAAATATGTCAGCTAGAGAAATTGCATTATCATTTGGTGTCCCTGCACAATTGATCGGTATACCAGAGGCAAATACATATTCAAATATGGAAACTGCAAAATTATCTTTGTATGAAGAAACAATTATACCAATCTTGAAAAGAGTTGAATCTGATCTAAATGAATTTCTTGCACCATTGTATGAGGGTAATATTTCATTACGATATGATTTAGATTCAATACCTGCTATGACAGAGAAAAGAAAACAGATTTACGAGAATGTTGTTGCAGGTGTTCAGGCAGGCATACTCACAAGAAATGAGGCAAGAGAACGATTAGGTCTAGAAGATGTATCAGGTGGTGATGATTTATATATCCCAAGCAATTTATTTCCAATCGGTGAGGTCAGTGGTACAAGTGATCAAGAAAATGCAAAACCTGTTGATCCTGATGGTGCAGAAAAAGATTTTAATGCAATATATGGCACAAAAGAGGCAGTTGATGTTGATACATATTCAACAGAGGAAGAGGCGATTGATCGTGCTGAAGAATTAGGTTGTCAAGGCATACATTCTCACAACCAAGATGGTCAGATGGTCTATATGCCATGCAAAACACATGATGAATATGAACAAAGATTGAGAGATAACAAGGCACTCAGTGATTTAGATTTAGTTGGTACAGATGCAATGGCAGAAGAGGCGAAACGAGGTCTAGAATGGCGAAAAGAATTTGGTCGTGGTGGAACACAGGTTGGTGTTGCAAGGGCAAATCAGTTGGTCAATAAAGAACGAATGTCGCCAAACACAGTATTAAGAATGTACTCGTTTTTTTCTAGACATGAGGTAGATAAACAGGCAGAAGGTTTTGAAAGAGGCGAAGATGGTTATCCATCAGCAGGTAGAATCGCATGGGCTTTGTGGGGTGGTGATGCAGGTTTCTCATGGTCAAAAACCAAAAGAGATCAAATCATGCGAGAAGAAGAAAAAGACGAAGAAGATTACGAATACATAGAAGAAGCATGTATTGACAATGAAGAGGTCAGGGCATACGAAGAAAAAGCACCATTAAGTGAATCTGTAAAAAAAGGTCTTCAAGGCAAGGTAGACAAACACAATGAAAAATATGGCAATCAAAAAGGTAAAAAGGTTACTGTAAGAATGTTAGGTGCAGTATTTAGAAGAGGTGTTGGTGCATATAGAACAAACCCAAGTTCAGTTAGACCAAGTGTGAGAGCACAGGGTGGTGAAGACAGATGGGCTTATGCAAGGGTAAATGCATTTCTTACTGCAGTAAGAACAGGCAAATTTAGAAGTGGTAAATTTGATCTAGATTTGTTACCAAAAGGTCACCCTTTATCATCTAAAAAATGATATACTCTCAAACGAGAGGGACAGATGAACAAAAAAGAACGAGAACATCTCAGGAAGGTTGCTGAATTATGTTGTATCGTTTGCAGAAAAATGGGATATCACGATTCACCTGCAGAGATTCATCACATCAAAAAAGGTATCATGTCTAAGAGATCAACACATTATGAAACCATACCATTATGTCCATATCACCATAGAACATCAAAAGAATCATATCACCAGAATCCAAAAGAATTCACTGAAAAATGGGGTACACAAGAAGAATTATTAGATGAAACACTTAAAATGATTTATGGCGAAGATAAGATTAAACAGGGCTAGAGAATACAAAGAATTATTGAGATTATTGCTTACCCTCAGTAATGCCATGAGAAAAGATATCCGAGAATTGTTTTATAAATACAGAGATAAGACAGAAAGAGAATATCTCAGAAATCAAGAAATATCAGGCGATACCTACACAAAATTCTCACAAGAACTGAAAAAGATATTTGATAAGAATACAAGAAGAATCATGGAAACCATGAGAGATAGAATTCAAAGAACGAGAATGCAAAAACAAGATGATTCTATTGATCCCATAATTACACAATATGCATCTCAATTCTCTGCAATGAATGTATCAAACATTACAGAAACGACCAGAGCATCTCTTAAATTAGAAATTACGAGAGGTTTAGATACAGGGCAAGAGATTGATACCATAGCAAAAAATATAAGAAATTCAGTCGCATTCTCTCTGTGGCGATCCACCATGATTGCAAGAACAGAGACACATTCTGCCATGAATTTTGGCAATCAAGAAATAATTAAAAGCCTTGGTCTCAGTAAACCTGTCAAAGAGTGGGCATCAGCTGTTGATGAAAGAACAAGGTCATGGCACGCCAATATGAATCTAATGCAAGTTGGAGTTGATGAGGATTTCTTGGTGATGACACCAATAAGTGGTGGTGGATTTGTAGAAAAACCAATGTCATTTCCTGGTGATATGAAAGGTGGTCCAAGTAATGTAATCAATTGTCGTTGTTTCACATTTAACTATGATGAAGATGATATTGTTGATTAATTATATATTTTCTTGCTAGAATACCTGTAAAGAATAAAGAGGTGTTCATATGCCAGAACTAGCAGAAGATTTGATCAATGAGATATCAGAAGAAATCCTTGATCTCAGTTGCGAATACAAAGGTCTTGAAACAGATGAAGATGGCAGATTTGAGGGGTATGCATCTGTATTTGGCAATAAAGACTTAGGTAATGATGTAATAGAAAAAGGTGCATTTCTAAAATCTATCCATAGAAAAAAACCAAAAGATATAAAATTATTGTATCAACATAAGACAGATGAGCCAATTGGTGTTATTGAATCAATAGAAGAAGATAATAAAGGTCTCAAGGTAAAAGGCAAATTGGTCTTAGGCACACAAAGAGGCAGAGAAACATACGAATTGATGAAGGCAGGAGCAATCAACTCTATGTCTATTGGTTATCGTTTGAATCCGAAAGGGTATCATTACGACGACAAAAACAAAAAAAGAGTAATCAAAGAGGTTGATCTTATGGAAATCTCAATGGTTACATTTCCAATGAATCCAAAAGCCAAAGTAGATAAGGTCAAAATGGCAGATGGTACGATTACAACGAGAGAAATTGAAAGTGTTTTGTGGGACTCAGGCATCTTTTCTTACGATCTTTGTAAATCAATAGCAAGTTACCTACACGATAAATACGGAGGTTTACGAGATGTAGCCGATGATGATATTGAAGGTATCAAGCAATTAATCAACATTCTTAAAAAATAGAGGTAAAAATGTCAGAAGAAATTAAGCCGATTTTGGAGGATCTTGGTAAGTCTTTTCACGATTTCAAACAAGAAAATGATGCAAGATTATCTGAGATCGAAAAAAAAGGACATGCTGATCCATTACTTCAGGAGAAAGTAGATAAACTCTCAGAAGAGGTTGCAAAAAATGCTGAGTTAAAACAAACAGTTGAAATACAACAAAAGAATCTTGCTGATGCAGAAGAAAAGTTGAGTAAGCTAGAAAGCACACTCGCTAGACCAGAAACAGCACATTCTGAAAATGTAGATAGACAAATGAAAGCATTTGATACATACCTCAGAAAAGGTCAAATGGATCCTGAAGAAACAAAGGCACTTTATGAATCAGATGATACATTAGGTGGGTTTTATGCACCTGCTGAATATGTCGCTGAATTGATAAAAACAGTTACAGAAATCTCACCAATCAGACAGATTGCTAGAGTAAGACAAACAGACAAAAGAGGTATTGAACTACCAAAAAGGACAGGTCAATTCTCTGCTGTTTTTGTAGCAGAAACTGCAACAAGATCAGAAACAACAGGGTACACAACAGGCATGATGTCTATTGATGCACACGAAATGTCTGCGATTGTCGATATCTCACAGGCACTTCTTGAAGATTCAGCATTTAATTTAGAGTCAGAAATGGCAGGTGAATTTGCTGAGAGATTTGCTTTGAGAGAAGGAACTGCATTTGTATCAGGTGATGGTATTGGTACACCATTAGGTTTTACAGATTCTACTGCAGGTGTAGGCACAACCAATTCAGGTAGTGGCTCTGCATTGACTGCAAATGGTCTGTTAGATTTGGTGTATGCAGTAAAATCAGAATACTTGAACAATGCTCGTTTCGTATTCAGTAGAGCAACATTTGCCAAAATTCTACAACTTGAAGATGGCGAAGGGCAAAAGATATTCCATGTAGGTCTAAATCTTGTCAGTGGTGCACCAACAACATTAGTTGGTTTCCCATACACATTGGCAACAGATATGCCTGCAATTGCTGGATCAGCTAAACCAGTTGCATTCGGTGATTTTTCAAGAGCATATACAATTGTCGATAGAATCAATATGTCTGTACAAAGAGATGCTTTGACACAAGCAACCTCTGGTAACATCAGATATGTTGCTCGTAAAAGGGTTGGTGGTGCAGTAGTACTACCAGAGGCAATCAGACTTCAAAACATTAGTGCTTAAGGGAGGATAACATGAGAGATATTTCAAATAGAACAAAAGCTGTTACCTGTCAAGATGCTAAAGTTTTTACAGCTGACACTGATGGTACAACAGTAGACAGACAGGGTTTTGAATCCGTTATGTTTGTCGTAAATAGTGGTATAGAAGGCGATACTCTTTCAGGATCAGTCAAATTTGACTTCATTCTGCAAGAATCTTCTGATGATTCAACATTCACTGCGGTAACATCTTCAACAAGTGTTACTGAGGGAACAGTCGATTCATCAGGTATCTTTTTAACACTAGATGCAAATGGTGAAACACCACAAACAAGCCAAATAGGGTATATTGGCGGAAAAAGGTATGTTAGGGTAAAAATTGATGCGACAGGTACTCATAGTAATGGGACACCTATCAGCATACAAGCAATCTTAGGTAATCCAACTGATTCCGAAGATGCATAAACCTTAGCGGTAAATGGTGGACAGGGTGATTATTCGCCCTGTCTTGCCAAATAATAGGAGTAAAAAATGCAAATTAAAATGTTACAAGATGCAGAAGGTACAATAAATGCTAGTGGTAATGCGACAAAGACATATAAAAAAGATGAAATCGTAGAATGTGATAAACCATGGCAAGAAACATTGGCAAAAATATTTGTTGATGAAGGTTTTGCAGAAGAAATAAAAATTACAAAACCAACTGAAACCAAAAAAGCAAAAACAGCAGTTAAGAAAAAAAAGAAAGTAACATCAAAAAAGAGTAAATAATGGCTAGAACACTCGGTACAGATTTTTCTGCACAATTAGAGAGTTCATCATTTACACCTTTCTATGCAATATCAATTGCATTCTCACCAAATAAATTAAATCTTTGGACAGGTTATAATGATTTGTTTTTTGATAGTGAAACATATGTTGGATCAGGAAATCTTTTACTGATTTCAAATATAGAAGAAACATCAGACATCAAGGCAACAGGCATGAGCATATCTCTTTCAGGTTTAGATTCTAATATTCTTGCAGAAATATTGACAGAAGATGTGCAAGGTACATCTGTAGAGGTCTACTTTGGTGTTCTTACAACAACCGATAATCAAACTGTTCTCGTAGATGATCCATACAAGGTATTTGATGGTTTCATTGATACAATGACAATTGCAGAATCTGGCGAAGAATCAACAGTAAGAGTCACTGTTGAGAATAAATTAATCACATTAGAAAAGGCAAAATCTAAAAGATATACAGACCAAGACCAAAAACAACTGTTTCCGACAGATAAGGGTTTAGAATTTGTTGATGATCTACAAGACAAGTCACTGGTATGGGGCGGTGGAACAAGAAATTAGAAATGATGCATTAGAGATCATTTATTTCTTACGGAAATTTGAAAAATATGATCATGTTGGCGATCTTGATTTATTAAATTATCTTAGACCATTCATAGATAACAGACAATTCAAATTATTCAGAAATGAAGGTGTCGTATCAGGGTATGTATCATGGGCATTTTTTGATGATCTAAACCAACATATATTTAAAAAGATCGGTACACCACACAGGATCAATTCAGGGCATAATGCATGGATTATAGATGTTGTTTCAACAGATAATGTAAAAAATCAAGTCAAATGGTTATTTAATTATTTTAGAAATAAATATGGTATAAACAAGAAAATAAACTATATCAGGGTAGATCAATATAATAATATCTGTACTGTAGGATCAAAATATACAAAGGAATATCATAGATGGGCGGAGTAGTTAGAAGTATAACAAGAGGCGTATCGAGAGCAGTCAGTGGTATTGCGGGTGCAGTAGCAGATTTTGCACAATCAGATTTAGGTCAAATAGTATTAGCAACAACAGGTAATGTCTTTGTGGCGGCGGCGATAACCTATGGCGCGGCATTATTGTCACCAAGACCAACAATATCACATTCTTCATTAGGTGGTGATGCATACAGATCACAATTACAAAACAGATCATTGATGGTCAAACAACCGATCATACCAAGAGATATGGTTTATGGTGAGACGAAAAAATCAGGTGGTATCATTTTTATGGATACCTCAAACAATAATAATTTTGTACATCTTATCGTTCAGATCGCATCACATGAAATACAATCTTTTGATAAAATATTCTTCGGTGATCAAGAACTGACAATATCAAGCACAGGTAATGATGCAAATGGTATTGCGAGATATAAAGTAACAGCACCTACACAGTTTTCAAAAATATCCAATCAATTAGGTATTGGTAACCAACAGGTACGAATAAAACTTCACACAGGAACAGATGCACAGTTAGCAGATGCAGATTTGGTTTCAGAATCATCAAAATGGACAACAGATCATAAATTATCAGGTATTGCCTATATCTATGTACGACTAGAATATGATGCAGATACATTTCCGAATGGTTTGCCAAATATATCAGCACAGATAAAAGGCAAAAAATTATTTGATTTTAGAGATTCATCAACTGCATTTTCAAGTAACCCTGCATTATGTCTTTTCGATTATTTGACTGATACACGATTAGGTCTGGGAATATCTACATCATCAATAGATACAACATCATTTACAACAATGGCAAATCTTGCAGATACCGATATCACATTATCAGGTGGAGGCACAGAAAATAAATACGAAACCCACGGCATTGTGTATAACGATATTGCACCTATGAATATAATTGAAGATATGCTGACATCATGTGTTGGTATATTGTCTTATACCAATGGCAAATTTGTTTTAAATGGTGGACAGTATGTATCACCTACAATGTCATTAGATGAAGATGATTTTATCAGTTCAATTAAGGTACAAACAAAACAATCTAGAAAAGAATTATTCAATACCGTGAAAGGTTTATTCACATCACCTGAATCCAATTTTCAACCGAGTGATTACCCAATGGTTACAAGTTCTACATTTGTTGATGCAGATGGTGAGACAATATTTGCAGATATTGATCTGCCATTCACAAAATCTAGTTCAATGGCACAGAGAATTGCAAAGATAGCATTATTCAAGAACAGACAACAAATTGTCTTATCTGCGAAATTAAATATGAAAGCATTTAAATTACAGGTAGGCGATACTGTAAATGTAACAAATTCCAGATTGGGATTTTCTAGCAAGGTGTTCGAGGTTGCAGAATGGGTATTTGATTCAGGAACAGACAATATTGGTGTTAATGTCATATTAAAAGAAACTGCATCAAGTGTATATGATTGGAATGCAGAAGAATCTGCATTTGCATTAGACAATACAACATTACCACAACCAACTGATGTAACAGCACCTGCAATAGTTGTAACAGATGAATTAAGAATATATGCAGAAACACCTATAACAGTTTTGAAGGTTGTGTGTTCATCAAGTCAGGCAACGACCAACGAATTTGAGGTAGAGGCACAAAATACCAATGATTCTGATGGCGATTTTATTACATTAGGTAGATCAAAAGGCAATATTTTTGAATTGGTAAATGCAGAAGATGGTGCTATTTACAATGTCAGGGCAAGATCAATTAATGCATTTAATGTTCATTCTGATTTTACAACCACAACACATGAGGTTATTGGTAAAACTGCACCACCAAGTGATGTTACAAATTTTTCAACCAATGTTATTGGTGATTTTGTTCATCTTAATTGGACACCAGTAACAGATTTAGATTTATCACATTACATTATCAGGCATACATCTGATACTACATCAGCAACATTTCAAGAAGGTAGCATTGTAGCCAAAAAGGTTGGTAAACCTGCAAACAGTTTGGTATTACCTGCACAGACAGGTACATACATGATCAAGGCAATTGATGTTCTTGGTCTTGAATCTGTAAATGCAACAAAATCTGCAATCATTCTTAATAGAATCAATAATGATCTCAATGTGGTTGCCACATCAACACAGAGTCCGAACTTCACTGCAGGAACAATAGGTACTGATCTTGAGGTTGTTACGAGAGATAGCACCAATTTTTTACAACTCATTGAAGGCATATTGTTTGATGATACAACAGGCAATTTTGATGATGCTACTGGTAATTTTGATGATGGTGGTACAACCTCATCATTTAACAGTGAAGGTAATTATGATTTCCCATTAATTGATCTAGGTGCGATATATACCTCTAGAATCACCATAAACACCGTTTTTACGAGATTTGATACAGCATCATTGTTTGATGCAATAAATGGCAATTTCGACGACAGAGAAGGCTTATTTGATGGCTCATACGAAGACCATAATGATATCAATGTAGAGCATTTCATTTCTGTATCTAATGATAATTCAACCTATACAGATTTCAGAAGTTATCAATTAGGCGAATATAAGGGAAGATACATCAAGATAAGGACACAATTACAGGGTTTCGTATCAAGTGTAACACCTGCGATCAGTACATTATCTGCAACGATAGATATGCCAGATAGAACGACTGCAGAAGATGATGTCGCATCAGGTACAGCAAGTGGTGGTAAAACAATTACATTCTCACCTGCATTCAAAGAATTACAAGGTTTGGGTATATCAGCACAATCACTGGCTACTGGTGATTTTTACGAATTGACATCAAAAAGTGCTACAGGGTTTACTATCAAATTCAAAAATTCTAGTGGTGCAGTCGTAGATAGGTCTTTTGATTATGTTGCAAAAGGTTTCGGATATCTAGAATCTAGTTAAATGCTATGGTATATTTAAAACAATTTAATAAAGGTGATTTATGAGCCAACATGATTTTGATATTGCAAACCAGACATTCCCTGCAACTCGTACAGATTTAAATAATGCATTACAGGCATTAGCAAGTACATCATCAGGAACATCTGCACCAAGCACAACATATGCCAACCAATTTTGGTACGACACGGCAAACAATAAATTATATATCAGAAATGAAGATAATGATGCCAATATTGAGATCATGGTGTTAGATCAAACAAATGACACAGTTGAATATTTTAAATCAGATTCTATAAGAACTGCACTAATTGAATTCACAGATGGTGATGATGCAATCACTATTGCAGATGGGGGTGCAATCACGACAAGTGGTGATGCGACTGTCACAGGTAATTTAGTTTTAGGTGGTAGTAATAAAGAATTAAGATTTATGGAAGGCTCAAACTTTGTAGGCTTTGAGGCACCTGCATTAACAGGTGATCAGATATTTGTATTACCTGCTGCCGATGGTACTGCGAATCAGGTTTTGCAGACAGATGGATCAGGAAATTTATCTTTCGCTACGGCTACCGCAGGTGCAACTGGTGGTGGTACAGACCAAATATTTTTTGAGAATTCAAGAACAGTAACAACAAATTACACCATAACAAGTAGCAAATCTGCACATGCCGTAGGACCACTTACCATAAACAGTGGGGTTACTTTGACTGTGCCTAGCGGTGAACGACTGGTAATTTTGTAAAGGAGAAAAGATGGTTAGCAAGATCAATGCAGACACAAGTGACGGATTAAAGATAACATCTGATACATCAGGAACACTTGATATTCAATCAGGTGGTACAACCAAAATGACTGTCGGTAGCACGATTGATTTACAAGGTAACGAATTAGTATTAGATGCTGATGCAGATAGTAGTATTCACGCATCAGGCGATGACCAAATAGATTTCAAGGTGGCAGGTGCAGACTGCATGAAAATTAATTCATCAGGTAATCTCGTAATGGCAACAGGTAAAAATCTGTGTATAGGTGATGATGATGATGTAGTTATCGGTAGAGCAACTGACAATAGAATGACTTTCAATACTAATGGTGTTGAACGAGCTAGAATATTAGAAGGGGGACATGTTTTATTTGGCACATCAACACAATATGGCAGTAGCGATGCACTCGTGCATATAAACGTAGATGCGGCAGCAACTGGTGGTGGTGCAGTTATGTCTCAATGCTCAGGAACAGGAGATGTTTTTCATTATCATTTTCGTAATGGGAATGGTGGTGTTGGTGGTATAAAAACTACAAGCTCATCTTCTGCTTTTGTAACATCATCAGATTACAGATTGAAAGAAAATGTAAGTTATACATTTGATGCCACATCAAGACTTAAACAATTAAAACCATGTAGGTTTAATTTTATTGCAGATGCAGACACAACCTTAGATGGGTTTTTAGCACACGAAGTTTCGAGTATTGTTCCTGAAGCAATACATGGAACAAAAGATGCTACAAAAGTGCAAAATGTACTAGATGAAAACAACAACATTACAGGCACAGAAACAGTTATAGATCCACAAGGTATTGACCAAAGCAAACTTGTACCTCTATTGGTTAAAACTATACAAGAATTAGAGGCAAGAATAACAGCATTGGAGAGTGAATAATGAGTGTAACAGTATCAGGAACAGGCACAGATAATTTAGCAGGTTTGCTCAGACCAAGAAAAACTGCGACACCGATAATTATAAATGGTGATATGCAGATTGCACAAAGAGCAACAAGTGGCACATACACAGGCACAGAAGATGAGATAGAAACTTGCGACAGATGGAAAGGATTTATAGGTAGTGCAGGGACATTTACAAACACACAAGATACAGATGTTCCGACAGGTTATGGTTTTGCCAAAGCATGGAAAATAGACTGCACGACTGCTGATAGTTCTCTTAGCTCGACAGACTTCTTTTTTGTGAGACAAAAAATAGAAGGTCAAAATTTACAGGTGTTCAAAAAAGGTACATCATTGGCAGAAACATTCACACTCGCATTTTGGGTAAAATCTCATGTAGCAGGAACTTACACATGTGAGCTAGAAGATAAAGATAATTCAAGAAGTGTGTCAAAAAGTTACACGATATCAAGCGCAAATACATGGGAAAAGAAAGTTATAAATTTTCCTGCTGATACATCAGGAGCATTTGGAAATGATAATGGAGCAAGTCTTGAAGTAAAATTTTGGTTATGTGCAGGTAGTGGTTTTTCTAGTGGAACATTACAAGAGACTTGGGATAGCACGACAACAACAGAACAGGTTGCTAGTGGTCAAGTAAATCTTGCAAGTAGCACAGACAATAATTGGTGGTTTACAGGTGTTCAACTAGAGGTCGGTACATTCTCATCAACAGATTTGCCTGACTTTCAGTTTGAAGATAGATGTACAAGTCTAGCTAGATGTCAAAGATATTTTTCTAAGACTTTGGGTGCATATGAATCTTCAAGTGGTGGTAGTGGTAGCAAAAAAGTTTATTGGCATTATAAAGTAACTATGAGAGCAACACCTACTATAGTAGAATCAGGAACTACAAAAAGTGGTGTTCAAGTAACTAATGCAGACTGTTATGGCATCAATCGTTCAGGTGATAATTCAGCAACACTTGGAAGTGGCACGACAGCAGATGCAGAGTTATAGGAGATAGAATGGAAATTAAATCAGCAAAATATTTAGAAGATGAATCAAACCAAAAAATTGGTATTGAATCAGTCATTGATGATGTGACAATGATAGTACCCATTGATACAGGAAATAGACACTACCAAGCAATTCAAGAATGGGTTGCAGATGGTAACACAATAGAGGAAGCAGATTAATGGCATTAGTAATTAAAGGATCTAGCTCAGGACAGGTAACAGTAGATGTACCAGCTGCTGCTGGAACAAATACACTTTCGTTACCAGCAGAAACAGGAAATATAATAACTTCTGTTACGACAGGCACATTGCTAAATGTTGTATCAGAACAAACTAACTCAACAATTTCTAGCACATCTACAAGCCCTGTATCATCAGGACTTACTGCTACGATTACTCCACAAACAGTTAATTCTAAATTTTTAGTTATGACTACAGGCGGTAATGTATTTCCAAGTAGCGAACAAACAGAAATTCATATTTACCATTATGTAAGTATTGGTGGTGGTACTGCACAAGCAGTTATAGATTCAGAGCCAAGAGGTTTAATTAGAAATGGTTTAGTAGGTGGCTCAGAACAAAAAGGTATGCAATCAACATTATCTTTTTATGATGCTAATACAACAAGTCAATTAATTTTCGTGCCATATTTTAAATCAACAAATAGTGGGAGTACTGCTCATTTTAATCAAGGCTCAGTATATGTTCAATTAACAGTTATGGAGTTTGCAGGATAATGCTAAGACATGATGCAATATATGCCACTCACGATAAAGTCGTAACTATTCGTGGTGATGGTGCAGATGAAAAATGTTACGACAAAGATGAAAACATAATTACAATCAATGAATCTTTAGTGACTGCTAAACTAGCAGAGACAGAATATCAAGATAAAAGAAGAGCAGAGTATCCGAGTATTATAAACCAGCTAGATGATATTTATCACAATGGTATAGATGGTTGGAAAGCAACAATCAAAGCAGTCAAAGACAAGTATCCTAAATGAGAACAGTAACTAATTCACAAATACTTGAAAAGCTAGAATCTCTGGAAGACAGGATTACAAAGCTAGAAGAAACCATTAACAAAGGCAAAGGTGCAATATCATTTATGGCATGGCTTGGTGGTATCGCCGCAATAGTCGGAGGCTATTTTATTTCAAGATGATCCCATTAGAATTATTGTCTATGCTCACAAGTACGATACTTGGCGGTGTTCTATCTATAATGGCGCAAAAATCAAAAGATAAGGCAGATGAACAAAAAATGCTGATGCAAAGAGCGAAGTTTCAATCTGAACAATTTGATAAAGCCAGAGATGTTCAAGATCCATTTACAAAGAATACAAGGCGCTGGATTGCCTTGATTAGTGTTGTTTCTATATTGGTGATACCTAAACTTGCACCGTTCATTGATCCATCAATGCCTATTTATGTGGGATATACCGAGACTGTATCTCAAGGGTTTTGGATATTTGCTAGTGATATAGATATGACACAATGGAAACCAATGACAGGATTAGTCATCACACCACTAGATACACATGTAGTTAGCTCAATTATTGGACTATATTTTGGCGGTAGTTTAGTGCGTCGATGAAGGCAGATTTTTGCACTTTGAACTATGGTATTTCTGTTTTTTGTTTTATGCTTATTCTGTATATAATATTTAAAGGTGAATAATGCACAAAATATTTATAGCGATTATTTTTTTAATAATATTGATTATTGCATATGGCATAGAGAATGCTCTGTCAGATGTTACATCATCTGGTGCCACGACAAACACACAAACGAACAATGCAGGATCAAACACGGCGATTACAGGCGGATATGAAAGTTCTACAACATATCAGTCTGGAAGTAGCTCGAACACTACGACCACTAATACTACGAATAATTCAACGAATCAAAAGACTGCTGTAAATACATCATCAGCACCTGCAATGTCAGTATATGGTCAAGATAGTTGTGTAATACCATTATCTCTCGGAATGACTGTGATAGGTTTTTCAACAAGTATGGGAACATATTACCATGATGAAAAATGCGAGAGAAGAAAAAAGGTAAAAGTTTTAAATGCTTTGGGAATGAAGGTCGCAGCGATATCATTGATGTGCCAAGACAAAGATACATGGAATGCCATGTTAAATGCAGGTACACCATGCCCTATTGATGGTCTCATTGGCGAACAGGCGAAGAAAAAATGGAAAGAAGTCGGTGGTTTTGAAATGAAGAATTATTGGAATGGCAAAAAAATACCATCAGGAAAAATAAATGCGAATGGTCATCTTAATAAGTAGTTTATTGTTGGTCAGTTGTGCGAGTCATAGAATCGTACTTGGCGAAATAACTGTTTATGGTAATAATGAACAAGAAATACCTGCACCAGAACGAAGATGAGATATTTATTAATTATTCTATTACCGATTTCATTATCTGCACAAGAATTGCAAACAGACAATCTCATAACAAACGGTACATTCGAAAGTGGTAATTCAAATGGTTGGACAACAAATGGTGATGTTCAGGTTATCGGTGATTGTTGTGGTAGTCAGTATGATCTAGAGTTTGGCGATAGTGGCAGTATTGAACAAGATTTTAAATTATATTCAGATACAATTACACAACCAATGCTCAACAATGGTATTACACTAGACAGTTCTGTATTGGTACAAAACGGCGAGGGTGGTGCAGGTGGTTGGGCGCCAAATCGTGGTGGTGCAGATTCTTTCAGTATAAGATTACAAATAAAAGATTCAGAATCAAATGTCTTATCTGAGACAACACAGACTCGTACGACAACAACCAATATCAATGGACAAACATTTACTGATTCTGTGTCTTATACAGGAACAGGATCACGAACAGGTAATATTCAGATATCTGGAACTGATGCAAATGCACCTGCTACACTTGGTGGTCCGAATGTTGATAATATCTCTGTAATAATGACATATGATCCGATTGTTTTGTCATTAGCACAAACACAGGCGATTACAGAAATATTTGAAGAAATCGAAGAAGTTTTTGCACAAGAAGAATTGACACAAATAGAGGAATTGGTTTTTGAAGAAATATTTTTAGAGCCAATGGTGATAGAAGAAACTTATGTTGAGATTATTGAAGAAATGCCTGAATTGACAATAGAAGAACAATTCATTGAAGAAACGATTGTTCTTTCACCTGTTATGTTAGAAGAAGAAATCATAGAAGAATCTATTGAGGTCGTTGAGGAACCTGTTATGGAAGAAACGATTGTTGAATCTGTTGTAGAAACTGAAACAATCACAGAAGAATCGGTAGAGGTGGCAGAAGAAGTTTTTGAAGAAATCATTGAGGTTGCAGAATTACCAACAGAGGAAATCACAAATGAAGAAATTGAATCAGAATCTATCACAGAAACAGAAACCGAGACTGAAACAGAAACTGCAGAATCACCAGAAGAAACAAATACAGAATCAGCAGAAGATGAAACACCTGTTCAAAACAACGACAGGAATACTCAAATTGCAATAAATGTTCAAGATATCGCCATCAAGGTCGCAGATAAAATCAAAACGATAGATGGTCAATTAAAAGCAACACAAATGATCGTTGCAAAGGTAATGCAGAACAGTAGTAAAATATCAGCATATTCTAATATTAACCAAGATATATTCATACAACCACAATTAGAAACAATTGACATTGGCACATACACCAACAATACTTATGTTGATATAAGAAATATATATCCAAATCAAACATACGAGGATAAATTATGGACATCAAGACAATAGCAGGTATAGTCGGTCTGGCAATAACCATAGGAGGTCTTTTCGTTTTTCAAGGTCAGTTGATTGAACGAGTAGAGGTACTTGAATCGAAGGTTGTAGATACTAAACCGATTGAAAAAGAAATTATTGCTATCAAAAAAGATATTGAAAAAGAAATTATTGCGATTAAAAAAGACATTGAACAATTACAAAAGAAATCAAGCAATCCATTATCTCAATAATATGGAATCAGAAATGATTATTATGTTTACCTTTGCAATATCTTTTTTTATTGCATTTTTATTCATATATTTTAGCTAATAAGCTATCATAAGGTTATTAAATAATAGAGGTTATTATGGCAGGTTTAACAGTTGTAACAGCAGAAACAGCATTTGCAGTAACATCTACAGAGGTAAAAACACATCTTCGTATTGATGGATCTGATGATGATACACAAATAGATAATTTAATCAAAGCATCACATAACTGGGCGAAAAGATATACAAAAAGAAGTTTAACCACACAGACATTAAAATTATCTATAGATGCAGTATATGATACTGATATTCCATTACGAGAAGGTATGTATGTTGGTGTTGATCAAGATATTACCAGAAGAAGTATTTTATTACCTGAATCGCCTGTTGCATCAATAACTCATGTAAAATCTTTTGATGATTCTGATACAGAAAGCACATTTGCATCAAGTAATTATATGCTTGATAGCGCAGGTGTTCCTGCTAGATTTGTTTTAAGAAATGGTAAAAGTTACCCTACAGGTCTGAGAGTTGCCAATGCATTAGAAATCACATATGTTGCAGGTTATGGTGCAACAACAGATATACCTTTTGATATCAAATTAGCATGTTTGAATTATATCGCATATTTATTTGAACAAAGAGGTGATCAAGATACACCTGTAAATGCACCAACATCAGCAACAAGATTATTACAACCTTATGTAATAAGACAATTTGGTACAAATCCATATAGAGGTACTGCACACTACGGGGGTATGATTTAATGTCTCTTATTGGTGAAATGAGAAACAGAATCGTATTGCAGACACTAGGCGGATCAACAGATGCAGGTGGTGGTACAACATCAACATATTCTACGGCAACGACAGTATGGGCGAAGGTAGAAAATTTATCAGGCAGTGAATCTGTGTTTGGTGATCAATTACGAGCAATCGCAAGTTTCAGATTTACGATTAGGCGATATTCTTCTTTAACAGAAAAATTCCGCATATCTTACGATTCAAAGACATTTGATATTCAATACATCAAAGATATAGAAGAAGGTAGAAAAAAATTTCAAGAAATATTAGCAACTGAGGGTGTAGCGACATAATGGGAATATCTGTTCAGATAGATAGCAAGATTGATCAAAATAAAAAAAAGATTGATAAATTATTCATGCAAAATGCAACGAGACATGTAAATCGTGTTGCAGTGTATTTTCAAAATGAGATCAAAAGAGGTATGCAAAAAACACCAAAAACAGGTGAAGTATATACAAGGGGCAAAAAGAAACATATTGCATCATCTGAGGGCAATCCACCTGCGATTGACACAGGAAGATTAATTGGCAGTATTTTGGTGAGTCCTGCGACTGGTCTTGGTGCAGTTCCAACTGCAAAGGTGAAAACAAATGTAGAATATTCGTATAGACTTGATAAAGGCGAATTAAACAGACCATTTATGAGTGAAAGAAGTACTGC